ATTGGATAAAGATTCCAGAGATTATTATTTCCCACAGCTAGAACAAGATTTAAAAAAAGTTGGAAGGTTTAAAGGCAAAAGTGCAACCGAATATGCTGATTACAATAAATTTGAATGGTTTTGTGAAAATTTTGCATTGTATGAATCAGGTAAAACAAAATTAGTTGACCCAAGATTTATTAAATTTTTAGATGAGAAAGTAAAATGAGCAAATTATTTAATGAAGCAAAAAATATTATTGGATTAGAAAGAGATTTAAATTTAAATGACTATAAAAAATTTATAGAAATTGAAAAAAATATTACAGAAGATGAAGAAGATAAATTTGCATGGTTATCAGAAGCATTAGAAATAAGATTACCAGAAATAGCACAAAAAGAGGGTAATTATGATTGGATTGAGCCAGATAGTTAAGACATCTAGCATTTTACAAATAAATTTGTTATAAAGATACTACCAATATGGAGGTTTAAATGGAAGAAAATCAAGTAGAACAAACTACTGAAACAAAAGAAGAAGTAATACAGGCACAAGAAACACCAACACAAACATTCACACAAGACGAGGTTAATAACATTGTTGAAAGACGATTAGCCAAAGAAAGAGGTTCTATGTATAAGAAATTAGGTGTTGATGATTTAGATATAGCTGTAACTGCTGTAAAAACACAAAAAGAAGCAGAAGAAAAGCAACGTATTCAAAAGGGTGAGTTTGAGGAAATACTTAAAACAAGAACCCAAGAGCATCAAAAAGAAAAAACACAATTAGAAAATCAATTAAAAGATATTAAGATAAACAAGTCTTTATTATCGTCAGCATCAAAGAATAAAGCTATAAACCCAGACCAAGTTGTTGAACTTTTAAAGGGTAATATAAAGCTAAATGAAACAGGTAATGTAGAAATACTTGATAATAATGGAATTGCAAGATACAATAAATTGGGTGAACTTTTAACTACAGATGAATTAGTACAGGAGTTCTTAACACAAAACCCTCACTTTGTTAGTGCTACCCCTAGTGGTTCTGGCTCGGTGTCAAATGTGGATAGGCAAGAACTCAATAAGCCTTTTAATTTGAGTGATTTAGACATGAATAATCCAAAAGACAAAGAAGCCTATAGACAATATAGGAAAGAAAAATTATCTAAACCTTTTGTGATTAATTCTAAATTATAATCTGTTTTGTTAAAAGGAGAAAATTAAATGGCAGACGAAACAACCAGTTCGACCATTTCGGAACTATACACCGAGATAGTTGCAGAAGCTATGTTTACAGCTAGTGAACAATCAATAATGAAGGGTTTAGTCAGAAACTACACTATTGCGGGTGGTGGTAAATCAGTAGAAGTTCCGATTTATCCAACAGTTTCAGCAAGTGCAGTTAGTGAAGCATCAGACCTATCCAATACAGCGATAAATCCAAGTTCTGTTACTATAACAGCATCAGAAGTTGGTATTATGACAACATTAACTGATTTAGCTAGAAATTCAGCATCAAGGAATGTTGCCCAAGACATTGGGCGAGTTTTTGGTGAAGCTATAGCTAGAAAGATTGATTTAGACCTAACAGCATTGTTTGATGGGTTTTCAACATCAGTTGGTGGTTCTGGTGCGGCATTATCAGCAGATACAGTTGCACAGGCACACGCAAACCTAAGAAATAGTTCTGTACCAATGAATGATTTAGCTTTAGTTATTCACCCAATGGTAGCACATGACCTTAAAAGAGGTATGACCAACACTTATGCGGGTTTAGATACTGATATTTCTAATGAAGCATTACGTTCTGGGTTTATAGGAACTTTATTTGGTGTTCCAGTATTTGAAACAGCTAATATGGCTAATACAGGTACAGCGGGAGACTATAAAGGTGCTATGTTCCATAGAGATGCTTTAGGATTAGCAATGATGCAAGACCTCAAGATTGAGGTTCAAAGAGATGCTAGTTTAAGAGCAGATGAAATTGTAGCAACAGCAGTTTATGGTGTTGGAGAACTACAAGACAGCTATGGTATAGAAATCTTAGCAGATTCATCAATCCAATAATCAACTAAACTATGGGGTGGGAAACCACCCCTATAACTAAAGGGTTATTTATGGACACGATTAAATTAGAAAGAAATGGTAAGGTAATTACTAGATTAAAAGCTGATTATGAAATGAACAAGTCATCTTATGGTTTAAGAGGTTTTAAAGAATACACCGAAAAACCTAAACCCAAGCCAGAACCAAAACCAGAACCAGTTGTTGAGCCAGTTGTTGAACCAGAAGTAAAAGAAGATGCTTTAAGTTCTGATTGGATAGAAGAAGAAAAACCAAAGAAATCCAAAAAAAAGGATAAATAATGGCTACATCTGAATTTGCGGTTGCTAATAGTGATTTACAAAAGATACAACCAGATATTCTAGGTTTTGGGGTTTCTGATTTTGGCGATCAATTACAATTTGCTGAAAATGACGTTTTAAGGCGAGTTAGGGAAGAATGGTGGGAAAGATACAGGCATCAAGTTAGATACAAAGATATAACTAAGATTACATCTGTTGAAATGACCAATAGCAAGTTAACTAACTCACAATGGACACAATCAGTTGTTTATTTAACCTTATGGAAATATGCCTATCCAATATTAACTAAATGGCGAGACCCAGACACAGGCGAGGGCAAAGACACATTCCAAGTACAAATAGATTTTTATAGGGATAGATACGAAGAAGAATTTCAAGCTATTCTGCGTGATGGTGTTGAATATGATGAAGATGGTGGTGGTACTGTTTCAGATAGTGAAAAAGAGCCATTACATTATTTAAGGTTAGTTAGATAAATGCAAGTTTCTGTTAACATCAATGATATTGAGGTTAAAAAACTTTTAAAAACTATTTCAACAAAACAAAAAGCTGTAATAAACAAATCTCTTAACAGGGTTTCTAACATGGCTATTTTTATGATTACTACAAGAACACAAAAAGGCAAACTTCCAGATGGCGGTAATATGCGACCATATGCACGATCAACCGCCAAAAGTCGTAGAAAAAGAGGTAGGCAAACAGGTTTTGTAGATTTAACCGATACTGGTAAAATGTTTAGAAGTTTAGATTTTAAAACTGGTGTTTCAAAAAGCACATTATTTTTTGCAAACAAAGAAAGAGAAAAAATTGCAAGTTATCACGACACATTTGGAGTTGGTAAAAGAAAAATAAAAAGACCTTTTTTTGCTATTGGAAATAAAGAAGAAGATAAAATAATAAAAGAATTTAATAATTTTTATTTCAAAGAAATGAGATTATGAGCAAAAGAGAAAACATAGCTAGTGATATAATTACTAAACTTGATGCTGTTACAAGTCCTATTGAGTTTAAAAAAATTACTAGAGAACCTTTTGAAGTTGAAGAATTATCAGATGCACAGTTTCCCGCTTTATTTGTTCAAAGTGGTGATGAAACAAGAGAAGTATCAAGCATAGGCGATACTGGTTCTGGTTCTTATAGGGGAACAATAGATTTTTTAATAGTTGCTTTTGGAAAAGGTACTAATACAAATATAGATACTGTTAGAAATCAAATTATAGAAGTTGTTGAAGAAACCTTAGATAATGATATAACTAGAAATGGTAATGCTATAGATACCCAAATAACAGAAGCATCAACAGACGAGGGTACAATATATCCTTATGGCGGTGTAAGAATAACAGCTAGGGTTATTTATGAGTTTACTAGAGGGAGTGCATAATGGCTAAAAATGTTACTATGAAAAAAGGCGAAACTATTATAAAATGTTCAGAAGATCACATAGAGCATTTTCAGAACAATGGTTTTGCTTTAGACGATCAAAAACCAGTAATTAAAAAAGCTGAAAAAACTAAAGAAACTAAAGAGAAGGAGTAATAAATGGCTACACATCATGGTAAAGAAGGAGTTGTGACTATCGGTGGAACTACACTAGGTAACGCAACGGGTTTTACAGTTGATACTACACATGACGTTGTTGAAGATACCGCTTTAGGTAGTTCAATGAAATCATTTCTAGTTGGTAGAGGTACATATACAGCT